AAAAGGCATTTGTAAAAGACGAAGAATTGTTTTGTAGCAAAGGTTGTAAAGCAACATATCTATCAGATATGAAATTGAGTTGGTAAAATTAACATTACTTGAAGAAGCCACCTACACAGGTGGCTTTTTTGTTAGTATGTCTTTATGGCAACTAAAAACAATTTCCAAATAAATGGAATGACTCAGATTAAACGTAAATTACAAAACGCAGGTTTCACTCTTATACCTTTGCGTCATCTTATGAATGAACACTCAGAAGCTATTGTTGAAGAAGCTAAGAAGGTCGTACCTGTTGATACTGGTAAATTACAGAAATCTATTAAGGCTAAGAATGTTGCTATGCGAGGAAGGTTGCCTACATCAGTCAAGGTAGAAGCAACTGCACCACATTCAGCTTTTGTACACGGAAACTTTAAAAGACTTCCTAATGGTTATAGATTGCCACCAAAGAAGAACAGAAAAAACTGGGGTGGTGCTAACTGGAGAACTAAACCACACTATCCACCAATACAACCAATAGAAGAATGGGCTAGTCGAAAAACAGATGTCAACCCTTATTCTGTGGTAAACTCCATTAACGAGAGAGGAACTCCCTTAGTTCCATTCTTACTTATAGCTGAAAAGAACACAAGAAAAGAGCGTAGGAAAATAACACGCAGAGTTTCAGCAGAGATTTCTTTGGCTTGGAAATTAAAAAAGTAAGGCTAAGATAAGGAGAGATATGTCAAAATATGGAACTGGTGGCAGTAAGCCGTCAAGAACAAGACGTAGTAGAAGAAGGACAGGTAAAAAGTAAATGGCTTTTATACACGGTAAAGATACCAAAGTTTTTATGGACTCAACAGATTTGAGTTCTTATTTAAGTTCTGCTGACCCAAGTAGAACAGTTGATGTTGGAGAGACAACCACTTTTGGAAGCTCTAACAAAACATTCGTTGCAGGAGAAAAAGACGCAACAGTTTCCTTCTCAGGATTTTTTGACGCTACTGCTGATAACATTATTCAAGGTCTAGTCGGTGCTAATGATAAAGTAGCTCTCATTGGATTTGACGGTGTTGACGCAACAGATGATTGTATGTTCGGCAAAGGTGTAACAACGAACTATGGGATTTCAAGTCCTGTTGGAGATGTTGTTGCAGTTACCTTTGACTTACAGGCAAGTGGATTCTTTAGTGGAAGTGTTTTAGAAAATGCTACTGTTACTGCAACAGGTAACGGAACTGCTAGAGATAATGCTAGCTCTACTGCCAATGGTGGTGGTGCTTTTATAATTGCAACATCAGTATCAGGAACAAGTACGCCTACGTTGACTGCTAAGATTACACACTCAGCAGATAACTCAACATACGCAGACCTTGTATCTTTTACTGCTTTAACATCAGCAGGTGCAGAAGTTAAAGAAGTAGCAAGTGGCACAACAGTAAATCGATACTTAAAAGTCGTTTATACTGTTAGTGGAACAAACCCAAGTTTCAATGTTATAGTTGGATTTGGAAGAAATAATTAAAAGGAGAATATATGGCATTTGTACACGGTAAAGATTCAGTTTTCAAACTTGATAACTCAGGTGGGTCATTAACTGACATCTCAAGCTATGTTAACAATGTTGATTTTCCTGAAACATCAGATGTATCTGAAACTACAACACTAGGTGCAGATAATAAAACATATATCGCAGGTCTAAAAGACGCGACAATTGGATTGTCAGGTCTTTGGGATAGTACTGCTGACGCTATATTTGGTGCAGTTGTTGGACAATCAGCAACTCTATCTTTTGAATATAGCCCTGAGGGAACAACAGGTGGCAACGTTAGATATACTGGAGAAGCAATTTTGACTTCTTATGCCATATCAAGTCCCGTAGGAGATGTCGTAGGATATTCTGCCGATATGCAAGTTTCAGGTCAAATCACTCGTGATACACATTAATAAGTAAAAAGGAGAGCTAGACGTATGGCTAAAATTTTAAACTTAGATGACATTAAGTCATTACCTGATGTGCCAACCAAAACTATTGATATTCCACAATGGAATGTCTCTATTAAAGTAAAAGGCATATCTAAAAAAATGCAAATCGAATTAGGTCGATTAATCAATGGCGAACAAACAGACGCTTTTGATTATCAAAAAGCACTTCTAATAGCAAGTGTGGTAGAGCCTAAGTTAACCGAAGAATCAATAGATGAACTGTATGAAAAAGACGCAACAGTTATTGATTTAATATTTGCAGAACTTAATACACTTAACGGTGTAGGAAGCGAGATTGAGTCGGCACTAGCCGAAGATTTCAAAAGCTAACCCTGATTTAGTATTTCAATTCAGATTAGCTCGTGACCTAAGAATGACAGTTGGCGAATTGCGAACTAAAATGTCATCATTAGAGTATTCTCAATGGGCTACATACTACTATGTAGAACAACAAGAGAGGAACAAACAACGAGCTATGGCAGAAGCAGAAGCTAAGAAAAGGAAACAACGATAATGGGTAGTTCAAATATCCTAATTAAACTTGTCCTAGAAGGATTTACAAAAGCTAAAGCCCAAATGAATCACTTGGGCAAATCAACAGATGACTCATCAGGGAAATTAAATAAGTTTGGTACAGTAGCTAAAGTTGGTGCTATTGCCGTTGGTACAGTCCTTGTTAAAGCCTTAGCAAGTGCTACAAGAGAGTTCATAGAGTTCGAGGATAAACTCAACCAGTCTCTTGCCATAATGAAAACAACAGAAGAACAACAGATTGCTATGGGCAGGTCTGCTAGACAAGTTGCAATAGAGACTAGAGTAAGTGCTGATGAATCAGCAGAAGCGTTCTTCTTCCTAGCGTCAGCAGGTTTAGACGCTGAACAATCCATACAAGCATTACCACAGGTTGCAAAATTTGCTCAAGCAGGTATGTTTGATATGGCTCTTGCTACTGACTTAGCAACTGACTCTCAGTCTGCATTAGGACTAACAGTAAAAGACGCTCAACAAAACTTAGAAAACTTAACAAGAGTTACAGACGTACTTGTAAAAGCTAACACATTAGCAAACGCTTCTGTACAACAGTTCTCAGAAGCTCTTACAAACAAAGCAGGTGCTTCTCTTAAGGTTGCTAATAAATCTATTGAAGAAGGTGTAGCAGTCTTATCAGCTTTTGCAGATAGAGGTGTTAAAGGTGCAGAAGCAGGCGAGAAGTTAAACCAGTTACTTAGAGATATACCTAGAGCAACTGCAAAGAATAAAGAGGAGTTTGCAAAACTTAACCTACAAATGTTTGACTCAGAAGGCAAGTTGCTTAATGTTGCAGACTTAGTAGAGAACTTAGACTCAGTATTATCTCCAATGTCTGATGAACTTAAAGCAAGTACATTAGACCAGTTAGGTTTAAATCGTGGTGTAGCTGACGCAGTTAAAATATTATCAGGTGCAGGAAATCAAATAAGAGAGTATGAATCTGCTCTTAATGACGCAGGTGGTACAACTCAAGATGTTGCAGACAAACAAGTTACATCTTTACAAGGTCAGATAGATATATTATCTTCTAAATTTACAGAAGTTGGTTTAGTTCTAATAGATAGTCTTAAACCTGCTTTAGAAGGAACAATAGGTTTCTTTGATAAATTACTCTCAAGCATACTTAGTGTTATAGACCCACAGTCAGACTTCAACAAAAAGATTGAAGAAGGCAAACGTATTATGGAAGAACAAGGACTTGCAATTAAGAAGTCTGACCAAACATACGACAAATATACACAAACAGTAGAGGTAGCCGAAGCAACTAATCAAGACATCATTGATTCATATAAAGAGATGACAGACTCAATTAGATTCCAAGAAGCAGTACAAAGAGACTTGATTGCTAACACACACGAACTAGACAGAGAAACAGGTAACTTAAATAACACCAAAGAAGAATCAATCGAACTTACTCAGGAAGAAATAGAATCAGAGAAGCAACTTACTAGGGATAGAGCAACGGCAGGATTAGACGCACTTAGAAGTCTGAATGACGCTTATCAAAACCTTAGAGATATAGAAGAAGATAGATTAGACCTAGTAGATAAAGAAGCTAAAGCGTTAACTAATCTTAATAAAGCAAATAAAGATTTAGAAAAAGCTAATAGTAAAGTTGAACAAGCTAAAGAAGATTTCAACAAAGTATCAGGGCTTGGTGCAAAAGTAACTAATGAAGAAGCCCTAGCGATTGCACGACAAAGAGAACAAATATCAGAACTTGAAAAAGTAGAAGAAAAGTCTGAGATACAGAAACTTCAACTTGCAGTTGCAAGAGAACGCCTAAATGAATTAATTGAACAATCTACTGCTATCTCAAGAGAAGAAGAACAAGCATTAAGAGATATTGAAAGAGCAGAAGAAGATGTTATTAAACAAACTGAGAAACTCAGAGAAGCACAAGATGATTACAGGCAATCACAAGAAGATTTAGCTAAGGCAACTGCCAACTCTACTGAGAACATCTTAGAAATGGCTCTAGCAAAGGCAGAGCTTGACTCAGCTTTAGAAGATTTAAAGTCAGCAGAGAAGTTTAAAGACGGTATAAATGAAATAGTTAGATTGATTGGTGGAGACTTAGACACCTTGACGAATCAATTTAATGCTTTATTTAATCTTGCAGGACGTGAAATTGGTAATCAAGGCTTACCACCAACAGAGAATAAAGTTATAGATGACATAGTTGAAGCAGTTGCAGATGATACTATTGCACCAACAACACCACCGAGAAAATTTAATAGCTTAGGTGTACAAGAGTTTGCAAGTAGTCTTGACCCACTAACACAAGGAGTAATAGGAACTGGTGGTGGAAGTAATACGGTTATAACAGTTAATACAGGTGCTTTACTTGGTAGTGATGATGACGTAGAGAGAGCCGTTATAACTGCTCTTGAACAAGCAAAGCGTAAAGGTATAACAGTAGCTTTATAATGAGTGCTAATTTCGATTCCAATGTATCTCTAACACTACAAGTTGCTTTTGATTCAGAGCCATTTGATGAGTCACAATCATATACAGATATAACAACTTATCTTAGAGCTTTTACAACTAGACGAGGTAGGCTTAATGAGATTGGAGAGTTTGTTGCAGGTACAATGAGCTTCTCAGTATCAAACGCTGACAATAGATTTAACCCTAACAATACTTCTAGTCCTTATTATGACTCAGGTAACGCAAGAACAAAGATACAACCACTTAAAAGAGTGCGTATGTCTGCTACTTATGATTCATCAACCTATGTTATTTATGAAGGTTTCTTACAATCTATTCCTGTAAAGTTTATCTCAGAAGGTGCTGACTCTATTGTTACCTTCACTTGTGCTGACGCATTCAAGATATTTCAGTCTGCTCAGTTGGACGGTATTGGTTGGCGTTTAGGTCAAGCAGGTTTCTCAGAGTTAGGAAATTCCACAAGATTAAGTTATGATGACACGCAGGAATTATCTTCTGCAAGAGTTACAAGAATCTTAGACTCTATTGGTTTTCCAAGTAACAGACGAGATGTTCTTACTGGTACAAAACAAGTTATTGTGCAACCAATATCAACAAATGTTCTTACAGGATTAAGAGAATGTGAAGTAGCAGAGAATGGACAATTCTTTATTTCTAAAGACGGTAAAGCAACGTTTAGAAATAGAGATTATAAACTATCAAATACAAAAGCAGTCAATGTACAAGGTACATTTAGTAATGACGGTAGTAATTTACCATACACAAATGTCTCTACTTCCTTTGATGACAACGAGATTATCAATGTTTATGAGTGGCAGAGAAGTGGTGGTACGACACAATACAAAGCTGACGCTGATTCTGTACTGAGATACAGACCTAAAGAGAGTACAAAGACAACAATTAACATTAATGATTCTGATGTTTTATCAATTATTGAGCAGAAGATTGCTGAAACTTCCTTACCAATTTTAAGAATAGATACTTTATCTGTTAACCCTAGAGAAAATACATCTCTTTGGGAACAAGTTTTAGGACGAGAGTTCGGAGATAGAATATCTGTTAAGATAGTTAATGTTGACGGTAGTAGCTTTACTGATGAACTTTGGATAGAATCAATAACGCATACTGTAAACGCTAGTAATCAAAGTTGGGATTGGACTGCAACGTTAAGTCCAGCAGGTAGCTCGGCTTGGATATTAGGACAAGCGAAACTTGGAGAAGGAACAAGGTTAGTTTATGCTTAGTAAAAAGGAGAATTTATAAATGGCAGGCTTTAAAGTTTGGACAACAGGAGACTTAGTAAACGCTTCTGATTTTAACTCATACCTACAAGAACAGGTTATAGGTAGATTCGCTAATGCGTCAGCAAGAGATTCAGCAATATCTTCTCCCGAAGAAGGTATGTTTGCATTCCTTCTCGACACAAATGTATTAACCTTCTACGATTCAAGCAGTTGGCAATCATTCATTGGAGAAGGAGATATAACTTCTATTGTTACTGCTTCTACATCAGGTTTATCAGGTGG